CACTGAACCCAACACGACGATTAGGTTTATTACGGGTAGATACTTTAGTATTTGTAAGAGTATTTTTTGCATATTTCCTCAACAATGTTTTCCAACTTAAAGTTCCATCAGAATAAATATCAATATCTAAATCTTTTAACATTTGAAACGGAACGTCCCCAGCGCGTAATCCTTTTGCTGATTCACGGGATGCAGCTTCTGAAATAGCTTTCTGTAATTCTTTACTGGCAGCTTCCATTTCTGGAGATTCCAATCCAGAGTGGTCGTCAAATTCGTAACTGGATTCTTCCTCAGTTTCGTCTTTTTCGTCACCTCCTAAAAGGTGATAGTAATTCTCAGAGGTGAGGAATTTTGGAAAGTTTTTATCTTCTGCAAATAATCCACCTTCCGGTAAATTATCTTTTCCAATATATGAATTTATTGCCATATCCATAGCCATATTTAAACGTCTTTTATTTTTTCTATTTTGCATTGTATGGCTAAAAAGTAGATGGCAAACTTCATGTTTCCAAACACCTACCATTTGCTGATCAGAAAGTTTTTCCATAAACTGTCTATTATAAATAATATTAAATTTACCTTCTTTCGAAATCATTGCCCCAGCCGTAGGGCATTTTAGATCTTCCTTAATTGTACACATACATAAAATTTTACCAAAGAATGGTTCATTTTTAATTAACTGTATACGAGATTGTTCAATTCTATCTGTCATAATTCCCTCTTAAAAAATCCCCCGATGCATAAACGCAGTCGAGGGAATGCCTTCAATTGGCACCGTCCGGCTCGGGCACATTTAAAGTCTGTGTCGGACTAAAACGGAACATCAGTTTTCTTTTCAATTTCTGGAGCTAAGCTTTCAATTCTAGTTTTTAATTCTGCAAGTCTACCTGTAAACATTGGAATAGTAAGAGACTCAATAGCTAAAATACTCTTATAAGTTTTTTCGTAATTAATATCTATATTTTTCCAAAACTTGTATAATAATTCTGCTGGAATTTCCATCATAAATAAACCAATACTATCAACTTGAGAATCTGTTAAAACTGTGTTATTTACTTCTAAATAATTCTCAAAAGCAGTTACTGAGGTATTTAAAATATCTAACCTTGTATTTTCAGGATTACAATAAGATTTGAAACGTCTAAATGATTCAGATCCTTCTGTAAAAGACATTAATTCTTCAGCCGTAAAAGCTTTTTCAGGTTCTTGGCGATTTTTAATAAATTGTACACCTAATTCCACACCGAGTACCCCGAGAATAACTTCATCTTCCACAGCTCTGTTAAATTCCATATTTAAAATATCTGAAAGTCTCGCAAGCGAGCGCGGGGACGGCTTTAATTTAGCACGGAACCCTGAATCTCTAAATTCAAAATGTCCACTATTAGCAAATGCTAAAATATCTGTGTGAATATTATTAGTAGATGCCCAAGAAGTAAAATCATTTCTATCAGCAGCCAAATAAACATGTACTAAACGGTCTTTTAGAGATTCTGACATTGTAGTTGTATCGTAATCATCTGTTTCAGGGTTCCCTGCACATATTACAATAACGTCGTCTGGCATAACTTTACCTTTTACAGTACGATCCAATACCATTTCAAAACACGCATTCATAGTTTCTCTACGTGCCATATTTATTTCGTCGAAAAATAAACAGATTTTAGATTCTCCATTATTTGCTAATGCAGATTCTACCATATCTCTATAATAAGTCGGTGCTAGATTTTCAATAGCAGTAACTCCGTGAATTGTTGTAGGATAATACATTCCCGCAACGTCGATACTCTCCACCTGTGCTACTCGGAAGTCGATAACTTTATAGCCAAATTTTTTTGCTACAGTTTTAACTATAGTAGATTTTCCTAACCCATGATCGCCCCACAAAAATGAAGTATGTTTACTTTTATTTTTGAAGATAGTAGTTAAGTACGATGTTAATTGAACTGGTGTCATAAATTCTCCCTCTAAATGTGTTTCCAAGTTTCTCTTTTTATTATACGCCAAATTACTCTTATGTCAACATTATATTTAATAGCTAATCCTCTATTAGAAGTTCCGTAAGATTTACTCTCATACCTAATGCTTAAAACTTCAGTTTTTGTTAATTTTGCAGTTTGTATTTGTTCACCTTTTACGTGTCTATTTTGTTTAACTTTATGATCGTTATTTAACTTAGCAGTTGACCATTCTAAATTATACAAATAATTATTAGTTCTATTATTATCTAAATGATTAATTATTTTTAAGTTATCAGGATTTTCTAAATAAGCATTTGCAACTAATTGATGTACGAACATATTTTTCTGCTTACCTTCTATGTGTAAAATTACTCTTTTATATCCATACTTATCTAAGTGAGCTTTTAAATATCGTTGAGTTTTAAAATTTAAAATAGTCCCATCCGGAAATACAGAATAATGAGTACAAATTCCATTAATATAAATAGGCTCCATAATTAATTCTGATTATGGTGAAATTGTCTTAAATTTCTATGGTTTTGCTCACGGGCTGCAATTTCCTCTTTTGTGAGAGGTGTACTGCTGCAAGCTGTTAGAGATAGTAAAATAACAATGAATAAAATTTTCATAGTGTCTCCTTATTTAGGATGTTACACTATTTATTTTTGGCTGTCAAGTTTTTTTTAATGTAAAAGCTAAGTAGGAACTTAAGAGAATAATACAAGCTATGGTATTAATTATAGGGAGTATAGCTAATTTTATCAAAGCTCCCTGAGATTCGTCTTTTATATAATTATCTTTACTATCGATACCTTCTACAGTAAGTATTCCAAAAAATACTGTTAAAAATAAAGATACGCAGTAAATAATAATATAAATCATTTTTTCTCCGAGTTTTTTGTTAACTGTATCCAAGATTCAATTGCAGAAATGTGTACTGGACGATATTTATTTGCCGGTAAACCTACGTCGAATTGCCTTCCTAATATTTTCTGAGACTTCCCGCCGTTTGGCGAATGGATGTGTCCGTGTAAATGGAACTGTCCGAAATCCTCAATACTAAAATCAGGATGGCGATTTTCCCCATGCCAGTTTTCCCCGGGAACTCCACCTTTCATTCCAGTTGTATCCTCACGAAACAATCCTCGAAGCGGGCAGTGCGTCATTGTAACTAATTCTTTAGCAATTGTAAGGCTTCCAGAATTTAAAACAACGTCAAAACCTGCATTATAGCAAGCTTCAAAACCTTTATCATGATTTCCCCGAATTAATATCTTAGTTCCATTTAGCTGTGAAATAATTGACCGGGAAAGCTCCGATCCGTGCGTAACAACATCACCTAAAAAATAACAAATACCGTCAGCGGGAACTTGCTTATTATAATTAATAATTAAATTTCTATGCATATCTTCTAGATCTTTAAAAGGTCTATTATCAAATTTAATTGAGTTTTCGTGCCCAATATGCCAATCTGCCGTCAAAAATGTTGGTTTAGCCAAAGACTTTCTCCCAATGACTTATATTTTTATAATATAATTTATAATTAGCAGTCTCGTAAACAATACCATTAGTCTTATTTGTTAAAGTACCCTTAAACTTCACATATTCCGTATTGGAATATTGAATTTTTAAGATATTCATTTTCAAACTGGAATTGGACGTTACCCAATTCCCTTTAGTAATCGTCGGGATAGTCATCATTATTTACCAATCCTACTTTTTTCTCACTTGCAAAATCTTTTTTAAGCAATTCTTCTCTAGTTTTCAATAATTTTACAGCTTCCGAGAGTGATTTACTTTCTTTTAGACTAGAAATACAAATTTCCCGAAGATTAGCGAGGGATTGCGACTTCATTAAAGCAATTTCCTCAGGTAAAATTTCTCTTTTAAGGTAAAAATTTAAAAAATTACTAATATCAGTTAGAGATAATCGATCTATTTTAATAAATTTATCTACCCGGCTAGGGCGTAGAATATTTCTAGGAATAATTTCAGGATGGTTTGTTGTAATTATAAAAAAAGCATCTGTTAGAGAATTGTCACCATCTAAAAAATTTAACATACTTGCAATTTTACTATCGTTATTTACAGCAGTAGCAAATTCTTCGAAAATAATTAACTTATCTAGTTTGATTTGATTTAAAGCTTCTACCATTTGCGCACTAGGAGTAGATACCATAAAAATAACTAATAAATCAGGATTTTTTAATACTAAATCGTGAATCTTTGCAGTTTTTGAGTATCCCGGAGGTCCCCAGAGCAGTACGCTACGAGAACGTCTAATACCAATGTCACTAAAAAAGTTAACATTATCCTTAAACCAGTTTAACTCAACGTCTAAAGCGTTAAATGCTTCGGGAAAACTAGGATAGTTTCTAGCTATAATATTTTGCTTATCTAAAGATTCCGGTTTTGAATAGCTCCCCGGGAAAAGTCTATAAATACCCGGAGTAACTTTACACTCTTCTACATCTTCTTCAGTATCCACTGATACTAAATCAAAACGTATTTCTACTTCTTGATTTTTAGCGATAGCCTCATTTACAATAGCCGATCTTTCCTCGGGAGTTCCCCCTTTCCAGAATGTCTTTTTCTTTTTTGTAGAAAGAATAAAACTATCATCTTCTTGTCTAAACATCAGATTCCTCCTCTTTATTTAATTTCATTGCTTCAGCAGTTTTATCTGAAAGTTTAGGTAATACAGCAATAAGTCTAGTTTCTATTTCTTTTTTAACATCTAAAAATTCATTCATAGTATCTTGAATTTTAGGAACTAAATAATTCTTCTCATTTTTCTCAAGCATACCTTTACACATATTTTCCCCCGCATCTGCGAGATCCCAAATTGCGCTAGCATCTTTTTTCTTAATGTTTTTATAAGGCTTTTGGATTGCCGCTTCTAATCTTTCATAGTCTAGTAAAGCTTCTGTATCATTCGCCTGTTTTGATATCGTTCTCAGATCTTCTAGTACTTCTAGGAGTAGACTTTTCGACTGCTCTGATAAAGTTATTCTCATCTGTTCCACCTTTATTTCTTGTTGCTTTATAATCTTGACTTACTCGGAATCCCATCCCAACACCCTGCACTTTATTAAAATAATATAAAGTTCCCATATGTGGAATTTCTAATACTTTATTTTGAACAAGAGAATCTGCAAGTTCTTTTGCAAAAACTCTAACAATCGTATCTGCCATTTCGTGAGATAATCCACAGGTGTCGCGCAAGCGTGATATAGCCTCTTTAAAAGCTTGCTCTCCCGCCTTCTTAGGGTAATCCTCAAGTCTATCAAAGATTTTTGACACTAATAACTCCAAGTTCGCTTAGTTCCATCTGGTTTTTTTGGACGTACATCTACGTGAACAAATCTTAAACGTCTCCCGTCACCAATATTATCAAATGCCGCAAAGCAAGCATCATAAAGTTTATCTAAATCATCAATGTTTACTGGAATTGGCTGAACGTCAGCGGCTAAACCGCTTTGGTGAGCTGAATTAGGTTCCCCTCCAACAGCTTTATTGTGTTCTGGGCAGCGGAATCCGGAAGTAATTTTTAAAGGACCAATTAAAACTCTAATTTCTTCTAATTTTTCAACTAAATCCCGTTCAATAAAATTATCAGTGCAATTATTACAAGGGCAAGCGAATTCTTTTGTAGTGAAATGATTAGTGATCTGAATTACTTCATCTTTTTTGAATTTTAAAAGCATATCATCCTAATTTAAAAAGGGGCTATACAAAGAGGGGTAGATGTATAGCCCCAAGGGAGCAGACTCTTCCTGAGTCCTATTTTACAATATTAACATACTATTAATTTCATGTCAAATCTTTTTTTACTTTACTTTTATTAAAATATATAATATAGTACATAAATGCTCCGCAAGGAGTATCAGATAAACTCGCACTTTCGGAACATATGTCTTATTTTCTTGACAATATTAGTAGTTTAGTATATAATAATACAGTAATAGTTTAAAATACTTTAAAATAGTTCTTTACAAAATACATTTTATATGTATAATGGCTGAATGCTTAGCTGCGTTCCGCTTTAGGCTACACTTGCCGTAAACACGTAGCTTAGCAAAACAGTTTTGAAGCCCGGAGTATGTCTTGAATTTATATGCTGAGTATATTAAAGAGAGGGAAGGTTCTGAAATAATAGTTTTGGATCATGGTTTTGTTACTTATCGTCAAGTTGATGGTAATGTTTTTTATTTAGTAGATATGTACGTTGAAAAAGCTTATCGTAAGTCTGGAGTAGCTTGGGATTTACATAATAAAGTTTGCGATATAGCTAGAAATGCTGGAGCAACTCAGCTTATTACTAGTGCGTGTACTGATGCTGCGGGTGTCACCGTTTCTTTAAAAGTAATTCTAGCTGGAGGATTTAAATATTCGTCTAGTAATGGAAATATGTTATATTTCGTCCACGATTTGTAAACTACACAAATATTTCAACAATTTAACAACTTATAGTAGAGAATGTGCCGAAACAAGAAGGATTGGCATTTGAGAATGCTATCGGATTAAAACTCCATAAGCCTGTTACGAAGTACGCACTTTCTTTTTTTAAACAGGATGTTTTAATGAAAAAGAACGATGTTTTTTTCCTTTTACTATTACTATTTGTAGTAAAACTAATTCTATTGCCGGTAGGATTTCCCGACGCAGCGGTACTTTTAGTATTACTGAGTTATAGACCGGTATCTATTTTATTAAAACTTCAACGTGATATGAAAATCTCTCAGAAAAATGAAGATGAGTTCTCTGCAGTTCGCGGGGAAATATTAGAAGTTAAAAAGAACTTAGAAAGTTTAAAAATTGCAGAAAATATTAAGACGCAGTTTGGAGCTAAAAAATAATGAGTAATTTATTAGATTTCACTAAATTTTCTTCATTGAAAGATCTCCAAGAGTATGTAAATAAACAGTATATGACTATTGGAGTAATGAAACAACAGTTAGACGATGCAAAAGCTAAAGTATCCCATCTAGAATCTTTATTAGCAAGCAAAGCTACAATATTAAATGTGGAATCAGAACAAGAAGAAATTTGTAAAATACAAATCAATAGACTTTACCAAGCAACTTTACGCGGTCCTTTAGATTTCCAAGAAGTTAAAATATTAGAAACTTACACCAAGATTTTATTAGCTGCAAAAGGTAAGGAATTAGACGAAAAGAAAGAGAAGAAAACAGATAAAGCTTTAAAGCAACTTTCTCCGCAGGAATTAATTCAAATCGCACTTCAAAAAACTCCTGAAGAGGAAGAATCAGAAGGTAATTAATGTCCACAATATTAACCCCCACTCAAGCTCGTAGACAAATCTGGGAATCGGGGAATATCGTAGATTTTATTCTAGATGTAAACCAAAAAGAAGTTTATACTCAATACAAAACCAGTAAAAGAAAAAGACACATTGCAGTATTTGCTAGACAGATGGGAAAGTCATTTGGACTTTTAACTATTGCTGATCAGGAGTGTAGACTTCGACCGGGAATTACTGTTTGTTATATTGCTCCCCGATTAAATCAAGCAAAGAAAATTGTAAGATCTACATTTACAGATTTACATAGAACTTGTCCAGTAGAATTACGTCCAAAATATATGACTCAGGAATCAGCGTACGTTTACCCGAATGGTTCCCGAATAGAAATGTCCGGATTTAATGCTGGTGAAATTGAAGCAATGCGGGGACCTAAAGCTCATTTAATTATTGTAGATGAGTGCGGATTTATGACAGATTTAAAATATGGATTAAGATCTGTATTAACTCCTAAATTAAATAGTACAAAAGGTAGTATGCTACTTTGTAGTACTTTACCGAAGTCAGCAGCTCACGAATATTGGGAATTTGTTAAGAGAGCTGAATTTGATGGTACACTTTTTAGAAAAGATATTTATCAGTGTCCTCGATACACCAAAGAAGATATAGAAGGTTTTGCTGAAGAGATGGGCGGGTTTGATTCTATAGATTTCCGCCGAGAATTTTTAAATGAAATGATCACGGACCAAGAATCCGCAGTATTTCCAGAAGCAACAGAGGAAAAGCTAGCTACTATTACAAGTGAACACAAACGACCGGCGTTTTACGATAGCTATGTTTCAATGGATATTGGTTTTAGAGATTATACCGCAGTATTATTTGCATATTATGATTTTATTAAAGGGAAAGTAATTATAGAAGATGAAATATTACTAAAAGGTAATAAAGTAACTACGACTTCTCTAACAACTCTGGTAAAAGCTAAAGAATTAGATTTATTTGGTGCAAAAAAACCATATTTAAGAATTTCAGATAATAATAATCCTATCTTTTTAAATGAACTTGCAATGGCTCCTCACGATTTAAGTTTTATGCCTACAGCAAAGGATAATAAAGAAGCGGCAATCAGTAAAGTGCGACTTTTAATTCAACAAGAAAAGTTAGTTGTTAATCCCCGTTGTAAAAACTTAATAAACCATTTAAAGTATGCAACTTGGAATAGTAAACGTACTGGATTTGATAGAGATTTACAAAATGGTCACTTTGACGCGGCAGATGCTATAATTTATATGATTAGAAATATCAATTTTCAGAAAAACCCGTACCCGAACAGTTATTTTCTCCCAGAAGGTACACTTTGGGATAATACGGAGAAAAATGCTCCTAAAAATGAGTTTGAAAAATCCATGAAGGAAATGTTTAACCCTTTTTCCAAAAAAACCCCCGGAAAGAAGCTTTAAATACACAAATTTACTCATTTTTTAACAACTTACTATAGCATGTAATCCTAAAAAGGTGTTAAAATGGTATCCACAACTCAACGTAAAATTGAAAGTAAATATTTTGCCGCAAAAGAAGACAGTAAAGAAGTAGCTGTAACAATTATGGATAAAGTGGAAACCTTTACACAAACTCTTCGTGGCTTAGGTATTCACCAGAAATTTAGAGACTGTTGGGCAGCATACCACGGAGCATATTATAACACTTTCGGCGGCGGGCACCAAATTACTTTCGGCGGGGAGCAAGGCGAACTTTCTCACTTACCAATAAATCACATTAGAAATATTGCTCAACATATGAAAACTATGACTCTAGCTTCTAGACCTAGTTTCGATGCCAGAGCTGCAAATACTGATCCAAAATCTTTAATTCAAGCGCAATTAGCTTCAGGATTACTAGATTATTACATGAGAGAAAAAAGACTTGAGCGATATATTTCTACAGCAGTAGAATATGCTATTGTTTTAGGTGCAGGTTACGTAAAAGTAGCATGGGACCAAGGGCAAGGTAAAATAGTTGAGCGAGATACTGATGAAGAAGGAAAGGATGTAATTATACGCGAAGGTGACGCTACTTTTTCTAACTTATCTCCTTTTGAAGTTATTTACGATTTATCAAAACAAGATCAAAATCACGATTGGCTAATTACCGTAGAATTTAAAAATAGATATGATATTATTGCTAAGTTTCCAGAATTTGAAGATGAAATTTTAGGATTAGCTGGAAAAGACGAATGGCAAGGTTTAGTTTTTAACAAAACTATGGCTACAGAAGAAATTCCAGTATTTACATTTTTCCACAAGCCTACTGATTCTGTACCCGATGGTAGAGAAATAGTTTTAGTATCTGAAGATTGCGTTTTAACTGATCAACCCTTACCATACCGTCAAATACCTGTATACCGGGTGTCTCCTAATGATATTTTAGGTACAGCAATGGGATATTCTAATATATTCGACTTATTACCTATTCAGGATGCTATTAATACTTGTTATACTTCAGTATTCTCAAATCAAGTAGCTTTTGGTACACAAAACCTTTTCGTAAAGACGGGAAGTAACGTATCAATGTCAAATTTAGGCGGAGGCTTAAATATTATTGAAGGTTTGGAAAAACCAGAAGTGTTACAACTTTTAGGAACTTCCCCGCAAAGCTTTCAATTAATTCAAATGTTAGAAAATTTAATGGAAACTCTCTCGGGAATTAACTCTGTTACCCGGGGAAATCCAGAAGCTAATTTAAAGTCCGGAACTTCACTGGCTATGGTACAATCTATGGCAGTACAGTTTATTTCAGGCTTACAGCAACAATACGTATGCCTCCTAGAAGACGTAGGAACCGGTTTAATCGATATTTTAAAAGATTATGCTACTGAGCCTAGGGTAGCTAGTATTATTGGTAAAAACAACAAAGCATACCTTAAAGAATTTAAATCTGATGATTTACAAGAAGTTAATAGAGTAATTGTAGACGTTGGTAACCCTTTAGCTAAAACTACTGCGGGAAGAATGGAAATTGCTCAACAATTAATGCAAATGAAACCTGACGAGTTTTCAGTAGCTAATTTTATACAATTAATTAATACTGGAAATCTAAATGTCATTACAGACAAAGCTACTAAAAAGTTAAATCAGATGGAAATGGAAAATGAAAGGTTAATGGCAGGAACTCCTGTTAAAGCTTTTGCTTTTGACGACCATATTGAACATATAAAAGATCATACAAGTTTACTAGATGATCCAGATATTCGGGATAACGACGAATTAAACGCTGCAGTGTTACAACACATTCAGGAGCACGTAGATTTATCACGCTCAGTCGATCCAGCAGTACAACAAGCTTTAGGACACCAAGTTTTACCTCCTATAGCACCTCCCCCGGGACCAGTAGGACCGGACGGTCAACCTTTACAACCAGATCAGGATGCTAACGCTGTACCGCCAATGCAAAATGATCCAAATAATATGCCGGGACAGCCAGCTCCAAGATTACCTAGTATTCCGGGAGTACCAGAAGGCGCACAGGTTCAGGCAACAGATCCAGAAAGTATGCTAGCTATTCAAGCCGGACAGAGGGGACAATAAATGGGATATGATGATTTAAAACAAAAATTAGTAGACTATTCACAGAAAATAAAAAGTGGAGCTGCCACTGTAGCTGATCACAGTGAAATTAAAAATCACATTAACGACGCTTACGGTGCGGGTAGTATTCCTCAAGAATTAAAAACAGACTTAGGTAAAAAAGCTACCTTCGCTTTTAAAAATAGAAATGCTTCTAAAGGTCTTTTAGATTTACCTGAAAAAGTAGTTGAGAAGGGTGGAACATTAGGTTCTTTTATTGAAAAAGAAGCTCCTGAAATAGGTAAAGTTGTTTCTAGTGCTGCAGAATCTGGTGGATTACGAAGAGGTTTAAAAAGCTTCGCTCCACTTTTAGGTGTTTTAGGACACGCATTGCCAATTGCAGGTGCTGCATACGGATTATCGCAAGGTGACGCTTTCGCAGCAGATCCTACAGGAATGTTACAAACTGACGAACTTGGAAAAGGTAGCGATAAAATAGAAAAACCAGTTATGACACAATCTCCTATGCAAAATGCTGCATATTCTGGAGAACAGTTAAAAAATAAATTACAAGAATCTCCAGCAAAAGAACTTCTTCCCGGGGAACCTGCAGACGAAGTTGCTAGATACTCAGATTTACAAAACCTTCTAAATAAAGTAAAACCTGTAAAGAAGTTTTAATATGTCAGAAATACCAAAAAAAAGACAACAACTTTTTGAAGATTTAAAAAAATATCTAGGTGCCGGAGACGACGACGCAGTATCTGATTTATTACGAAATAAAGATCCTATAGCAATTCGAAATGAACTTGGTACAGCTCTCGGGCAGCACGTAAAACAAAATTATGACTCTCCTTTAAATGTTTTTGAAAATAAAAAAATATTAGAGACAGTACCTACAGAGTATACTAAACTTCCTGATAATTTAAATGGAATGTATCATTTAGATGAGAATAAAATATATTTACCTCACGAAAATCCAGAATTATTAAATAGACAAATGGGAACTAAGTTACACGAATTAGGACACGCAGACGAAGTATTAAATAAGGGCATGAAATCTGGAGTACCTTTAGAAGAAGTTAAACATCTTCTAAAAGGCACAGGATTACAAAATGCAGAAGAAGCTTTTAGTGGACATCATAAAGTAGGATTCTTTGAAAAGGAAGCTTTACAAAAACTTTTACGTAACGGAAAACTAGGATTAGGAGCAATACTTCCCGCCGTAGGAGCTTTAGGAATTGGAGCTGCAGCATTGGGAATGGGAAATAAAGCTATGGCTGGAGATTTTAAAGGAGCTGCAGGAGATGCGGCAGATCTAGCTACAGATTTTGTGCCGGGAGTCGGAGAGGCAAAGATGGCAATAACACCGTCTGAACTTGGCGATGCTGAAATAATGCCGGAAGATCAAAAAAAGTTCTGGGAATTGAAACAGAAGCTAAAGCCTTAAATCTTTTTACATACCAATGTTTTTTAATATCAGGTCTTCGGTACGGTATAGGTTTTAACTTATTTACACCATTTAACCAAGCGTAAGCAACATGTTCTGGTTTATTTGTACCTATTCTTTTTACAATATAATCATACCCAACAGAAGCTTTCTGATATTCATTTAGTTTTACATCTTTATATTTAAAAGCAGCTTTTGCTTCAGCTAGAAATTTAGGCATAATACCGTATTCCCCCTGAGCAGAAGATTTATGATTTGTGTATTTACCATTATTAGATTCTAAATACCGTATAATTTGTAGTGTTTCTGTTTTTTGTATGTCCATACTTTATCTTATCTCAAATTGACGCACTTGTCAAATTTACACAAATATTGTTAAATTTTAACAACTTAAAGTGTAGCAAGCAATAATGCCCTACGACTAAACCTACCCGAAAGGATGGTAAATTAGGAGATTTTATGAGTGGTGAAAACGAAGGGTCAATCGACTCGTCAGCGGATTTTAGTCCAGAAGAAACAGCAGAATTTGATGCAGAACAGTCAGTAGTTCCCGGGGAACAGTCTCCCGCAGCGGTGGCAGAGTTAAAAGCATTAGAAGAGAAGTTAGAAGAATTTGAACTAAAAGTAAATGGTAAAGTTACTAAAGAAAAAATTAACATTAACGACAAAGCTAGATTACAAAAAGCTTTTCAAATGGAAAAAGCAGCACAAGAAGCTATGTCAAAATCGGCTAGTAGTCAAAAGCAAATTGCTCAGATGGAACAGGAAATGGACCAGTTTTTACAAATGCTAAAAAATGATCCAATGAAAATTCTAAGCAATCCAGCTTTAGGTTTAAAACTAGAGGATATGGCAGATAAAATACTAGCTCAAAAAATTGAAGAAGCTAGCAAATCTCCAGAACAAATTGAATTAGAAAAAGCTAGAGCAAAACTTGAAGAATATGAAAAGAAAATACATGAAGAGAAAACAGCTAGAGAAAATTCAGAAAGGCAAAAATTAGAAGCTGACGCTGAAGCACATATTCAAGGTGAAATTATGGAAGCTATCGAATCTGGAAGCTTACCAAAATCACCATACATTATTAATAAAATGGCACAGCTTGCTAGCATTGCTTTTGAAAATGGCGTGGACGTAAGTATGAAAGACTTAGCTCCTATTGTAAATAAAATGTACCGCCGTGATGTAAAAGAAATGCTTGGTAATTTAAAGGATGAGGATGTGGAGGAATTAGTATCCCCCGATAGAATAAAAGCAATTAGAAATTCCCGCATACAAGCTGCGAGAGGTAAAATAAGTGCCGCTACTAAAATTGTAGATACTGGCTCAAAATCTCCTGCAAAAAAAGAAACTCCAGTTCAACGCCGTCGCCTTGATAGCGATTGGTAGCCCTTAAGTTATTGAAATTACATTAAAGTAAATAAACAAAAGGAGCCTTTTTCGGCTCCTTTTTTACACAAAAACTGTTCAAATTTAACAACTTATAGTATGAGAATATGTAAGAAATGTCTGCATTCACTTTCTATTGAATCTTTTGGCAAAAGTACTGCTTTTAAAGACGGTGTAAATTCTAGTTGTAAATCTTGCCATAATCTAAAGGCTAAAGCTTGGGCAGATTCAAATAGAGATAAGACTAGGGGTTATACAAATCAGTGGAAGAAATCCAATCCTGATAAAGTTAAAGATTATAATATAATTAATTCTAAATCACAATCTATTTTAAAATTAAAATGGTTAAAGAATAACCCAGAAAAAGTCAGTAACTCTTGTAGAAAATGGAGAAAATCCAATCCCGGAAAAGTGAATCATAATCATGCTAAACGTAGAACTGCTAAGTTAAATTGTACTCCAAAATGGCTCACTGTAGATGACCTACAAAAAATACAAGACTTTTATATAGAAGCAGCTAAGCGCACTAGAGATACTGGAGTATCACATCAAGTCGATCACATAATACCTCTACAGGGTAAAACAGTAAGTGGACTACATGTACCGTGGAATTTACAAATATTAACTAAAGTAGAGAATAGTAGTAAAAATAATAAATTAATTCAGATTGGTAGGACGCTACCATAACTTGAAAGGATGCAAAAACTGAGCATTCCCTAAGAGGTTCCGTAAAAGAGATACATTCTAGATAGCGAGAGGTCGGGATAAAATAACCTATGCTGTTAAAATCTAGAGCCTTTGGTAGTTTCGGCGGTAAGAAACATGTAAACTACCTTTTTCCACTAATATTTCTACCCAAATTAACACTGTAGTTAATATAAGTATAATAAATAGCAAATTATAGCCGAAATATACATTATAGTGGTATTATTTGATATAAAACAGCTATTTTGTATCATTTTAAGGTGCTTTACGGGCAATTTAGCAGTATAGTGCATAAATTACGCATATTTTGTAAGATTTTAACAACTTATAGTAGCTCTGGAATTTCCGGGGGAAAATAGAAAGAACGTAGTGCAAGCAAAAGCCCACATACTATTCTACTACGAGTACAGCGTAAAGTCAAGACTAAATTAAACTTATTATTATAAATTAAACAAAGGATTTTCAAATGGCAGCAGTAGCAGCAGACCTAACCCGATTAAACGGTTTAGTAAAAGAAGTGTATGGGGATTCAGTAATTGAACTTATTCCTATTCAATCAAAACTTCAAAGTATCATCAAGTTCGCGGAAAGAAACAAAACTCCGGGTAACTTTTTCTCTCAACCTTTAGCTCTTCAATTAGAGCACGGTGTAACTTATGCAGACGGTGACGACGGAGCATTCGCTCTTAACGACGCTATTTCTTCTGTAGTAAAACACGCTAGAGTACGTGGTTCTCAAATGCTTTTAAGATCAGTAATCGCTTACGAATTATTGGCAGCAGCAAATACAAAAGATAACAGATCTTTTGAAAACGCTACTAAATACATTGTACAAGCAATGGTAGATTCTATGTCTAAAAAACATGAAGTATCGTTAATGTACGGTGGTAACAACATCGGTGAAGTTTCTGCTTGTGTAACTACTGCAGTAACCATTGCTGACGCTGAATGGGCACCGGGGATTTACTCTGGAGCAAAAGATATGAAAGTTGATATCTTCAATGCAGCAAAATCTACATTGAGAGGAACTTTCGTAATTTCTGGAGCTGATTTTGACCTTAAAAAAATCACTATGACAACTGACGCTGCGGCTGCTGGTGTTGTAGCAACTGACGTTATTCTTCCTGCTGGAGCTTACCAAATTGGTGGATCTGCTGCTGGTAAAGAAATGATCGGTCTACACGAAATTCTAGCTAATACTGGAACTCTTTTCGAAATTTCTGCTTCTCAGTATGAATTATGGAAAGGTAACACTGTTAATGCTGGTGGTGAATTAACTTTCGAAAAACTTATTAAAGCAATGGCTCGTCCATCTGAAAAAGGTTTAGAGAAAGATGTAATCGCTATCGTTAACCCAAAAACTTGGTCATCTTTAATGAAAGATCAAGCTGCTTTAAGACGTTTCGATTCTTCTTACTCAACTAAGAAATTAGAAAACGGATCTATGGCAATTGAATTCTTTTGTCAATCAGGTAAAATTGAAGTTCAATCTTCAATCTACTGTAAAGAAGCTTATGCTTATATCTTCGCAGTTGAAGATATGAAACGTATCGGTTCTACTGATATAACTTTTCAGCTTCCGGGACTTCCTGACAACTTCCTTACTCAAGCTCCAAATAACGCAGGTTACGAACTTCGTTGCTACGTGAACAGTGCTCTTTTTTGCCGTGCTCCGGGTAAAACATTACTTATTACAGGAATAACCCATCCCTAAAATCAACTAGTTAGCTAATCTAACTTAAGAAAAAGGGAGCTTCGGCTCCCTTTTTTTATGCATTAAAAACCTTTACAATTAACAACTTATAGTATAGCATGGAGTTATATGCAAGTCTGTTCACATTGTAGTATTCAAAAGCCTTTAAAAGATTTTTATTTTAGAAAAGAATCTAATAAATATAGATATGATTGTAAAGAATGTTTTATAATTGCCCATCCCAGAAGAACTTCGCAACAAAATAAAGAACACTATAGTTTAAACAAAGCTAAGATTCTACAAAAGAAAAAAGAGTATAGAAATTCTCCTGAATTTGTAGAAAGAGCTAATAAGTATCAATTAGAACGTCATCATAAGAGAATGAAGTCAGATCCCCTCTACGTATTGGTAAAACGCTATAGAAGCCGCACTAGAATGATGTTCCGCCATAAAGGTATCCTCAAGAAAACATCTTCTATGGAATTCCTAGGATGTACCGCCGAAGAGTTCAAGTCATATTTCGAAAGCTTATTCACCGAAGGTATGACTTGGGGTAAAGTATATTCCGGGGAAATCCACATAGACCACAAAACAGCTATTTCCACCGCCAAAACAGAAGAAGATCTTGTAAAACTATCTCATTATACTAATTTACAACCTCTATGGGCTATCGACAACTTAAAGAAGGGTAAACTCTAACAAAAATACACAAAATCCTCCTATATTTAACAACTTAATATAGCGAGGATTCAACATGTCCATAATTTTAACTGTAAATAACGTCCCTTTTAATATTCCAGTAGAGGGTGAACCTGCACCGTGGGGAAGTTCCCTTACTGATTATTTTTCCGAAGTTGCTAAAGTTTTAAACTCTCTAAAAGGCGCTAACGATATTCTCGAAACCGGCGCTACAATTCAAAACAACATTTCAACTTTTACAGATATTCCAGATTTTAAATTTAATCCTGCAGTCGTACGGTCATTTTCAGTTCAGGGAAGCGTTTCCAGAACTACAGGTACTACAAAATCATATGAATCTTTCGTACTTTCTGGATTACGTACAGACACAGATTGGATACTACAATTAGAAGGCTTCGGGGACTCTGGTATTATTTTAGATATTACCCCCGCAGGACAAGTTCAATATAAATCCTCTAATATTTCGGGAACTGGATACGTAGGGCTAATTAAATTTCGAGGCATCGGTATACTAAATTCATAAATAGTTTTTAAATAAAAAACAAAATGCTATAGGAGCAGTAAATGGCAATCAAGACTTTTAAATATTTTGATGCAGGTGTTGGTTTTAAAGATCAAGCTGCAGATAATATCACTTCAGAAGGTGTAATTTACCGTAATGGAAATTCTTTAAAATTATATATTCAAGCTGCTTTGCGGAATATCGTAACAGATACACAAACGCAAACTCTTACAAATAAAACTATTTCTGGAGCAGGTAACACAATTACAAATGTTCCCGTGACAGCGTTAACAGCAATAATTGATACTGACTTAAACGCAGTATCTGCTTTAGACGATACTATCCCTTCTGCAAAAGCCACAAAAGCATACGTAGACGCACAACTTTTAACAAAAGATGCTGCAAACGAAATTGCCTTTACACCGGCTGGAACTATTGCGGCAACAAACGTACAGGCTGCAGTAGAAGAAGTTTCTGGAGATGTTGAAACACACAAAGGGCTTGCTACCGGTGCCCATGCAGCTTCTGCTATTTCGAACGTACCCTCTGGCAGTATTGCTGCTACAACAGTACAAGCAGCTTTAAACGAATTAGATACTGAAAAAGCACCAATAGCTTCACCAACTTTTACAGGTACAGTAAGCGGTATTACAGCAGCTATGGTAGGTGCTCCAGCAGGTTCAGGAACTTCTACTGGATCAAATACTGGTGACCAAACAAATATTTCCGGTAACGCAGCTACGGTAACCACTAATGCTAATTTAACAGGTGTCGTAACTTCAATTGGCAATGCTACAAGTTTGGGTAGTTTTACCTCAGCTCAACTTGCTACAGCTCTTACGGACGAAACAGGTTCTGGAGCTAATGTATTTGGAACTTCTCCGACAATTACTTCTGCGAGTTTGGTAACACCGTCTCGTTTAGATATGAAAAAAGATACTAAATCTAATTTAACGACTTATGCTTTAACTGCAGCAGACGGGCAATTAGTTTTTGCTACAGATACTTTAGAAACTTTTGTTGTAAAAACCGGAGCACTTTCCGCAGTAGGCGGAGGCGGTGGAATTGGTAACGCAGATATTCTTTCTGCAGACCAAGCAGATCTTTCCGCGTTAACAGATTATACACAAACTGGTTTAGAAATTATAGAATCTCCATCTCCAGTTTTACACGGAACAAAATCGTTCCGCCTGCAACATACCACTTCAATAAAATCTTTTAAGAAAGTAATTGCAGTAGACAGAAAATTTCGAGGGAAAAACCTCACAGTAATTTTAGATGTGGTATCCTCTGCTACCAGTGGAAATTTAAACATATTATTTTATAATGAAACTTCATCTAGTAATTTAGTAGCTTCACAAAGTATTGCTACTGGTTCTGCCGCGCTAACAGCAACAACAGCTAATGCAAGTAATCAACTTACGGGAATGACTGTATCAGCTTTTAACACGCTTCAGGTAGGGCAAATAATTACAGGTAGTGCTATTCCAGTTGGAACAACAATTACAGCATTAAATACTGCTACCCTTGCAGCAACAATGTCAGCAAACGCTACAGGTGTTTCTACAGGTATTCGTATTTCAGCTTTAGATGCTAAAAAGACATTCAGCTTTGATGTACCAAATAACTGTCTGAGCCTATCTTGGACAATTTCTTCGGTAGTTGAAGTTTATGCAGAATCTTATATTGACGATGTGGTTGTTCAATTAACAAGTACAGCTTTAACTAGCACAAGTATTTCTCAAACAACTTTTAATGCTACCGATTGGGCAAGTTACACTCCCGCATTTACCGGATTTGGAACTCCAACTGCTGTTGAATTTGAATGGAGACAAGTTGGTGCTAATTATGAAATTAGAGGAAAGGCGATACTTGGAACCACTACGGCAACTGAAGCTAGAATTTCTCTTCCTAATAGTGCAACATCTGCTGCAAGTCCAATAATACCTAGCATACATAAAGTTGGGGTTATGGGGGTAGCCGGTTCATTCGCTGGTCAATTGGGTGTATTAATTGAGCCATCTGTTACATATATGACATTTGATTCACAAGGTGGAGGATTTAACGGGTTAACAAAAAGAAATGGAAATGATCTGGGTTCTTCTGGAACAGGATTTGATCTTTTTGCTTCCGTGCCTATTACAGGATTAACTTCATCGACAACTACCACAACAATAATCCCACTTACTACAGCTCAATTAGTTCAGCAGAGTGATAGCGAACTATATTTAACAGGGGCTACGGCAGTAGGTATCGTTACAGCTACAGGTTATTCAGTATCTAGTAATATTGGATCTGACTTTTCAGTAAATACATCTACAGGTGTAATTACCGTTTTAACTGCTGGTCAAGTTACAGTTACAGCCAATGCTTCAAACAATGGAGCAGTTTTAAGTGCGATGGATATTTACGTTAACGGAGTGACAAGAGACGCTTACGTTACAACTCCAGCGACAAACAATGTTGGGATAGAGTCAGTGACTCAGTTTTTAGCAAATGCTGGAGATTTAATTACAATAAAAGGAACTTTAAGTACAGGTAACTTAAATCCAGTGAGAGTAAGAGTTTCAAAACAAGGCTCCCTAAAACAACTCAACCCTTCAACAGATTCTAAAATAACAATTCCAACTCACCAATTACGTTTTGAAGGAGCTTCTGCAAGAGGATCAACAGATACAGCAATTGTAAAATTCGACACTCAAGCAATTACTCAAGGTGATGCTTGGGATGTAGTGAATACAGCGGCTAATGGAACTGTTGTAACGATGAAGAAAGCTGGGAAGTTAAATATAAATTCTAGCTTAAATACTCCTTCTGCAACAAATATAAGTATTACAAAAAACCAAGTATCTCTTACAGGCGCACCAAGTTCTACTGAGTCAATAGTACTTAATCAAAGTGCCGGTGCATTTAGAGCTTTTGTATCTGGCTCAACTGATGTTGTAGTTGGAGATAAGATAAGAATCTATTCTTCTACTCCTCCATCTTCTGATACATTCAATAACTTCGTTCTCTCTCTGGCAGAAACCTCAATCCCAGCTAACTTTTCAAACGTGTTACCACAATGGAGTCAGTCGGATAGTAGCGTTAGATTAAATACTGCAAACGGTTATGGGTCAACGAATACAAAAATTAGAAGATTTACAAATACGGTAGACAATTTAGGATCGGATGTAACTTATACAGATTCTGCAACATTGGGGGCTAGTGTTACTGTAAACTCTTCAGGTATTTACACAATAACTTACTCTGATCAATTTAATAGTACGGGGTTTTTAGGATTAACAAAAAATACAGTAACCCCCACAACAACTATTGCCTCATGTGCGACTTCTGAGGTTTTGGCGATAGATACTACAGCAGCAGCCAACTTTACAGCTTCAGTAAGTTGGACGGGGTATTTAGTTACTGGAGATACTATTAGACCTCATACAGACGGAAGCACTACAGGTGCTACAACAAATGGGGCGCAATTCACAATTTCAAAAGTAGGGAAGCCGAATTTATCTTCAGTAGACGTTACGAGTTTTGTGAATTTGAAAACTACTGATACTCAAAGTTCTTTCCTATCACAGACAGCTAGTTTTGGAGTAGCTACGATTACAGGAGGACTAACTTCAAATACAAATAACGGGGTATATTCTTACGATTCTGCTACAGGGATTTATACGGCTTTAAAAGCTGCAAACATTTCTATAACTGCTGCTTTTCAGGCAAGTGGAGCTAACTCTGTACAACCTACAATTATAAAGAACACAACAACTGTAGGCACAAATAATTCACTTGCATTAATTGGATACAACACAAGTGTTTCTGCTAACTTTCAAATAAATGCAGGGGAAACTTTTAAAGTTACTAACGGATTCAACACGACAAGTACTCAAACTATTACGGTCTTAGCTACCGCAGACAACAACGCTACAGCTTCTCCTACTCAGCAAGTGTCTTCAGACACAATGTCTTTTGTATTTAAAAGTACAGCTATCGATCCTGCTGTGGATGCGATTGGGACGTTTAATACTTATACAATAGCAGCAACTTCTTCTGCTTGGGTTATAGCGACCTCTGCTCCAACTCAAACAATTTCAAGTATGAATGTAAACGGTATTCAGCTATTCTCTAGAGCATACACCGCTAACTCAACTGCCGCTTCTCCTACAAGAGTAGATGTTTTTATTGGAAAAGGATTAAAGTCAAAACAGGTTGATGCTTATGCTGCTGTATCTAAAGCCACACCTATGTCTATAGATTGGTCGGCTTACAGCACAAATACAGAGAATGGAACACGGATTTTTTATAACGAGACAACAGGTATTTTAACATTAGATGGCGGGTCAGCATTTATTGCAAACACTACACGGTTTCTAGGGCAAGATTTAGCAACATCGGTATACAATACAGGATACTTCGTTTTCAACGCTTCAAAATCACCTTCGCTTGTAACGATACCTTCACAACAAACAGTAGCAGCGAGTTACTGGTTAAGTGCAAACTTTACAGCAAGTACAACTACTCCAATTAACTTTGACAGTATGGAATTTGATACTCACGGAGCAGTTACAACTTCGCCTACCGCTTGGAAATTTACGGCACCGAGTACAGGGTATTATCAAATAAGTTTTGCAGGAAATGGAAATGCTTCAGCAAATATTCTTACCTATAAAAACGGAACTTTACTAAAAACAATCGGTATTTGTTCAAATGCAACAAATGGTGTTGGTTCTGGAACAGTTAAGTTAGTTAAAGGTGATTACATCGATATTAGATCTTCTGCTTCAACATTGTTTTCAGGTGGAACTTTAGGGACAAACGGAACTGCAAATATCTCTATTATTAAATCTGGAGGTTACTAATGATTAGAATGACGCTAACCATGCCTTCAGGACAATTTGTATGGCGTGATTTTGAAACACAAGAATTAGCAGAGCAATACGTATCCGAAGTTACCGCAGGACAGAATTGGGGATCAGTACAGCAAATTATAAATCATGCAGAAATACCAGCAGTTCCCGCGGTAGCAATTACTCCAGCAGTATTCGATGCGCAAGGAAATGAAGTTTCTCCGATGATTCCGGGAAGCGATGCTATTCCGGGAATACCAGCAAGTCAGGAAATTATTCCGGGATTCACAGTAGAATTTTTAGATGTAACGGCTCAGGTGTTACAGGAAGAAAAAGGTAGAAAAATATTAGAATTACAAGCTCAGCTAGCAGCTTTACAGGCGGTTTAAAATGTTAGAGTTAGCGATTTTGGTAAAATGTTTAGAATTGTATTCACACTGTGCTCACCATATTGTTTCAAAAGCAGTATTTATTCCCGACCACGAAATGTTAGGAAGCCTTTACAGTAAAATGAACGGAGATTACGATAATATTATAGAAAGATTTGTAGGGTTAAAAGGTTCAGAAGCTCTGGACGAACAGCAAATATTGTTACAAGCCGTACAAAAATGTGGAACGCTCCCGCTAAAAGGTAATGCAGAAAATAAACCATTACTGGTAAATTGTTTACAGCAGTTAAAAGCAATTAATGCTAAAATTGAATTAGTGTGTAAAGAGCCGGGGATAACTCAGGGAACTATACAGCTTTTAGGTGAGCAGGTAAATCAAAATGAAATTCTTCTGTATAAGCTACAACAGCGTTGCAAATAATACATAAAAATCCATAATATTTAACAACTTATAGTATAGGAGTTAAATATAGATATTAAACATAAGGCACGAAAATACTGGTCACCGGAAGAAGACATGCAACTTTTAGAGAAATATAATAAATTAGACTCTTTTACTCAAATTGCAAAAGATTTTAATACTACAATATTTTCGGTAAAAAAACGCACATATAGGTTATTAGATGGAAAGCTTAAAGATCATAGAGCACCTCATTTAAATTTAGATTTTACCACTAAAGCAATTGAATTAATTAAACAGGGTAAATTATTAAAAGAACTACCGGATATTTTAGGAATAAGTTATGGAAAAATGACAAACCTATTTACTAAATTTAATATAAAACCCACTGATTATTATACGGAAGAAATGTTAGTTAGACATAAAATAGCCCCAAAATCGGGACTAAATAAAATATACACTTCTTATCAGTCTAACGCTAAGAAAAATAAAGTTAAATTTGAATTAACTAAAGATCAGTTCGAACTATTAATACAAGGTAATTGTCATTATTGCGGGGAGATTCCTACTAAAGAATCAAGTAATAAAAGTAAATTTTCTAAGATTAAATATAATGGAGTAGACAAGAAATACCCTAAAAAAGGCTATATTTTAGAAAATTCAGTATCTTGCTGTTGGGAATGTAATAGAATTAAAAATGATATTCCATATGATAAGTTTATTGCAAAATGTAAAAAAATATATACTCTACTTAAAAATGAACAATATTAAAGGCTTAGATTATGTTTGAAAAAATAAAAGAATTAATTCAGAAGGGTAACGAATTTGGATTCCCAATTTTAGTCGTAAAAGATCCAATTTCACAACGTGGTAGTATTTCTGCTACCCTAGTTGTAGTTAGCTCTATAGCCGTTTTAGCGAGTCTGGTAACGTCTAAAGTTAACAGCGCCGGCAGTTTTGAGTTTTTTTTAGCATCGTGTGGACTGTATTTTGGTAGAAAGTTTCAAACGAAATCGGGAACTTCCATAGATACTAAATAATACACAAAATTAGCCTATTTTTAACAACTTATAATAGTATAACTTCTGGACAAATAATATGGCGAACTCTGGAAAATTTGGTATTAAAAAACTAGCAATATCCTCCGGGACTTTGGGTGTTTTTGATATTATAAATGACTCACAGATACGTGTAATTGTTGAAAATGCCGGAGCTAGCAATTTAGTAGCAGTATACGGCAGAATACAAGGACAAAATAACTACCAATTAATAAACACAGTTACTGGTTCTAATAGCAAATTAATAGATGTTGCACTTTTTGACTTCTTAGATTTAGAAGTAATAACTTACGATTCGTTAAGTATATATATTGATATTGCAGGTTCAGGATTCGGCAACTCTGGTGCCGGGGGAACCCCGAGCCAGTTAGCAGCAAACGTAACTGTTACTAATTTCCCAACCATACAGCAAGTTACCGGGGGACTCACAGATACACAATTACGAGCAGCTCCAGTTCCAGTAACAGCTTTTTCCGGAGCACTTACGCAAGGTGTACCTTATGATTCTATCACTGCTACTTACAATACTACACAAGATATTTATGTTTACAAATTAGGAGCTACTACACAATTTACAATCACATTAACTTATACAGATTCTTCTAAAGCTATTTTAACGTCTGTAGGGAGATTATAGTGAGTTTTAAACTTAACCCTTTTACTGGTAATTTAGATTTAGTAACTCCTCCTCCGATGGATTTATTAATTCCAAATGTAGCTTGTGATACAACAGTTTTCGAAGGCGCAGCAGTATATCTAGACTCTTTAGGTGTAGCATACAACGCAATTGCTACTTCATCTGCTACAGCAAATGTTATTGGTATTGTTGAATCAAAACAAACCACAAATATCTGTACTGTTAGAGTTTTAGGAGTATCAGCAGCTATCTATACTGGATTAGACGTTACAAAAGACTACTATTTAAGTGATATTACAGAAGGATTAATAACTACTGTTCCAATTTCTCAAGTAGCTGGTAGAGTAGTTTTACGATTAGGGCAACCTTACAGTTCTACAAAATTTTTAATGATGAAAGGTTCTCCAATTTTAAAGGGATAAAATGGCAACAAGAAAATTATTAGTATTAATTGATAACGTACCGGGGGAATTACCTTTAGGTGACGATGTTGATTTATCTTTTAGTGTAAGTGCAGGTGCTATAATAAAAAAAATGCTAGTGGATTCAAATCCAGAAGATCCATTTGCAAAAGCAACAATTTTATGCGATAATCATTCTGTACTATACGAGGAATAAATGAATAACCCACATATAATTAGAAGGACTACAGATCCAGTTGGAGCACCTCCTGAAACAGGTATTCACTGGATTAATACAACAACAAATAAAGAGTTTTTCTCAGTTGGTACAACTTCATTTGCAGATTGGATTCTCGGTGGTGCAGCAGTTGCAAGTGCAACGGCATTTACCCCAGATGGTGATATAACATCAATCAATGTACAAAACGCAATAGTTGAAGTAAGAAATGACACGGACACAAAACTTGGTTTAAAAGCAGATTTAGCATCGCCAACATTTACAGGAACTGTATCTGGTATAGATAAGACAATGATCGGTTTAGGTAATGTTAATAATACAAGCGATGTAAATAAGCCAGTTTCTACTGCTCAACAAACAGCTCTTAATCTTAAAGCAGACAAAACAATAACAGTAAATGGTTATGATCTTTCGTCTAATATAACATTGACAAATACTGATGTAGGAGCTGATCCAACAGGTGCAGCTACCTCAGTACAAAATAATTTAAATACTCATATTTCCACAGGAACTCATACTGCTGCTAAAATAGTAAATACTCCAACTGGAAATATATCTTCGACAGATCAGCAATCTGTAAATAACGAATTACAAACTGATATAGATAGTAGAGCATTAGACTCTAATCTAATATCCCATACGGGGAACACTTCTAATCCACATAGTGTAACAAAAGTACAAGTTGGTTTAGGTAACGCAGATAACACTTCCGATACTAACAAACCAGTTTCGACAGCTCAGCAAACTGCGCTAAACTTAAAGTTAGACAAGAATACTTCTATTACAGCCGGAACAAGCTCAAAAATAACATATGATACAAAAGGACTAATTGTTTCATCAGCTCCGCTGCCAATAGATGATTTATCAAATGTATCTATTATATCACCAACAATTAACCAGTTATTAAAATATAATGGAGCTAATTGGATAAATGATACATTAGTTATTCCAACAAGTGCTGGTGGTGGAGTGGAATACTTTCTAACTGCAACTGCTTCTGGAATAAGTGGATACGATGTAATGCAAAAAATTCCAGACTCAGTAGCCGAAGTTGATGAATTTGTAACTGTAAATAATAATACTGTATTACTTGAAGGATATATATCTGAGCTTCCTGTTGGTGGATCTTCAATAGATGCTGGTGAGTGGAATTTCAACATATTCACATATGTTAGTTTAAATACCGCAACGACATCTCTTGGAATTGATGTATACTCTAGAACAACTGGCGGAACTGAAACTTTATTGTTTTCTGTAACAACTGGAAACATTGTAGATATGTCAGTTATGTTATATCCAATAACAACAATTCAACCTGCATTTACAGTAAGTGCAACTGATAAGCTAATATTTAAATTCTCAGCGACTACAAATTCATTAGTAAACGTAAATGTTCATCTTGTTCATTCTGGAAATACTCACTATTCAAGAGTAGGTACACCATTAATTACAAGACATAATGATCTATCAACAATTCAAGGTGGAAATTCATCTGAAAGATTTCACTTAACAAGTTCTGAGTATACTGGAACTGGTTCGGGTGATTTTGTTAGAAAAACATCTCCAAATATTACAACTCCAACTGGAATAGTAAAAGCAGATGTAGGACTTTCAAATGTTGTAAATACAGATACAACAACAACTGCTAACATAACTGATTCTACAAACAAAAGATTCGTGACAGATGCAAATCTAACTACTATAGGCAGTCAGTCTGGAACTAACACAGGTGACGTACCTGTAGCAAGTAACACAGAAATAAATACTGGAACTGATAATGTTAAAACAGTATCAGCTTTAGGTTTAGCTGGTAGTGGATATTTAAAACCATTAGTAACAATAATTACAACTACTGGTGGAAATATTACCTTAACAGCAGCACAAAATAAATCAACATCATTCGAAGTTGTGGGAGCATTAACTTCAAATGTGGTAATAACTGTAGCAGACACAATGGCAGCATTTACTGTTGAGAATTTAACCACAGGAAATTTTACAGTTACCTTTAAAACAGCAGCAGGCGGAAGCGTTATAGTTGAACCAGCGGTGATTAGAGGGATTGTTTTATTATATTGTGATGGAACTGATTGCGAACAAGTAAGCTCAACACTAACGCTTGGAAAAGTTCAAGCTATGGTAAATAAATTAAACGGATTCTAAGGAGAATTTAATGGCACAAAATACAGCACCTATCTACACATTGGTACCAAAAGTAAATTGGGGTTCAACTGTTATTACAGCAGCAAACACTGCAAAAGATGGAACAGGAACAGTAACAACTATCTTTACA